GATCAGGTGGACGCGGATGGTCAGCCGATCAGCATCGAGCCCAAGTTCCTGCTCGTCCCGACTGCCCTCAAGCACCTCGCCATCGAACTCACCCGCGGCGCAACGCTCATCACTGCCGGCGGCTCCGACAATGTCGTCCGTCCTGCGCTCAACATCCTCGCAGACGAGAACCTGCAGGTCGTCAGCTCCCCGTACCTCGCCAACAGCGCCTATGAGGGAGCCTCCGCGAATGCGTGGTACCTCTTCGGCGATCCGCGCCAGACCGACACCTTCGAAATCGGGTATCTGCGCGGCAAGCGCACCCCGACCGTCGAGCGCGGCGAAACTGATTTCAATACGCTGGGCCTCTGGTTCAGAGTGTATTTCGACCTCGGCATCAGGGAACAGGATCATCGCGGCATGGTCAAGTCCGCTGGCGCAGCCAACGGCTAAGCCTTTCCCGGAGGCGGGCTGAACCCCGCCTCCTCACTTCAACTCAAAATCAACAGGAGATATACTCATGTCTGCACGTTATGTTCAGAAAGGCGAATCCATCGATTACCGTCCCGAAACCGATGTCCGTGCCAAAACGATTGTCCCGTTCCCCGGATTCGTCGGAATCACCCGCCTCGACATCAGAGCCGGTGAACTCGGCGCTCTTGCCGTGACCGGCGTGTTCGAATCCCCGAAGGCCGCCGAAGCCATCGACGTCGGCGAGGCTGTCTATTACGATGCCGCGAACGGCGTCGCCACAAAGGAAAAAACTGACGTCTATCTCGGCGTTGCCGTCTACAATGCTCAGGCGAGTTCCGAATACGTCTACTACCTGCTCAATGCCGGTGCTGCGGGCGGCTCTGCAGGCGGGTCCGGAAGCTCTGCCGGGGCTGCAATCGCTGACCTCGGTACGCTCACCAGCGACTCCGGGTGCGCCGAGTCCATGAGCACCATCCGGGAAAAGATCAATTCCATCCTCTCCGCCCTTCGTTCCGCGAACATCATCGCGGCCAGTTAAGCACAATGGGACTGCTGGAAGAAGGCCAACAATGGTTGACGTCCCAACGTGATGCCTGGCTCTCTGTCCCTGTGGAATACCTCCGTAGGGACGGAGAGAGGCTCCGTGTTCATGCCACGCTCGGAAAGACGCTGTTCAAAGTCCAGAACTCCTACGGAATCACCATTCATGTTTATTCGCGTGATTTCCTGATCCCGTCCGAGGTTCTGCCGAAGGACCCGCAGTCGGGCGACAAGATTTTCTACGACGGCGTCGAGTACGAAGTGCTGGCTCCGCAGGACGAACCCGTCTGGCGGTGGAGCGGGACCATCCATGAAGTAAGAAGAATCCACACCAAGGAGATCGGTAAAAGATGAGTGAAAACAAGGAAAATGTGCCGGATACCCGTGACCTCTGGCACGAGGTGAACCAGGCTCGGCTGGATATCGCGGAACTGAGGGGGATGCTGAACATGCATTTCGGCTCAGGGCAGCACCATTTCCCGCCCTGCAAGCCTGCAGCCGAACTTCAGAAGACGATGCTTTCCACGCTTGGTGCTGCGCTCATTGCGCTGCTCGCCGCCATCGGCAACATTGTATTGGAGTTTGTGCGGAGATGAACGACGCTATGGACTGTCTTGTATTGAGCGAGGCTGTTGCCGCGTCGCTCGATGACTGGCATGCGAAGCCTGCACTGGCCCCGGAGTTCACATTGCGTGAGCTCGAAGAGCTGAAAGTCGTGGTCGTCCCGATAGAGTTGTCGTACAAGAACATCACCAGAGCGCTCAAGGAACGCACGGTGAAGCTCCAAATCGGCTTTATGAAGAGGGCGAAAGACGAAGAGCTCGACGAGCTTCTGGCGACCGTCGAGAAGCTCGGAATGGGGTTCCTGAACACGGTATTCTGCGGCGCGAAGTGTGTGGCAGTCGGATTCAACCCGATCTATTCTGCCGACGATTTGCGGGAGCGCCACCAGTTCACGAGCGTCATTGAACTCGTTTTCAGGGATACCTGCAGGCGGGTGGAGCCGTAAAAAAAGACGCCCTGGACGAATCCAGAGCGTCGAGCAACTCATAAGAGGCTGATGGGATCAGATCATTTTTTGAACTTGTCCCAGTCTTCCTTCTTGACGAAAGCGGTCAGATTGCGGCCGTCCTTCGTGAGGGCCTTGAACGCATAACGGGTGGCCGTGCCTTTGCCGTACTTGACGGCTTTCGTGACTTCGGCTTGGACTTTCTTTTTCGCTTTGACGTCGTAGAAGCTGTGTTTCATATGAACACTCCTCTGTTGGTTTGAGGTTAAGGGTTATGTAAATATAACCTCGCTCCCTGCTCATGTCAAGCGAAAAAAGTTATTTTTCAGTAAAAAATCAAAGATTTACGCCAAAATGTCCGTAAAAATGCGTTTCGAACTCGATTCGAGGCGGCTTCTGGGGATAGTCAACAAGGCAAATTACAAAGCTCTGCGGAGTGCGGGTGCATATGTCCGAAAAACGGCGCAGAATGCTGTTTTCAAGTCAAAGCGCGCCTCGAAGGAAGGAACACCTCCGCACACCAGACGCGGGTTGCTGAAACGTTCGATCCTCTTCGGCGTGGACAAAAGCCGCATGTCCGTGGTCGTCGGCCCCGCGAAGAAGTTCATCGGCATCTCGATGACCGCACACGAATTCGGCGGGATGTACCGCAGACGCTTCTATCCCAAGCGTCCCCTCATGGGGCCGACCCTTCAAAAGACCGCTCCTCAGCTCCCGAAGCTATGGGCGGATGCAGTCAAAAAATAACAATGAAAGGATTATATTCCAATGGCCATCAAACTTGGTCTTGATGCAAAACTTTTTCGCGGAGTAGCAGGGACACAGGGGACAATCGAGGTCACCAATGTCAAGGACGTCTCCCTCTCTCTGGAATCCGGTGAGGCCGATGTCACGACCCGCAAAGCCAAGGGGTGGAAACTGAGCGTCGCCACCCTCAAGGAGGCTTCTCTCGAAATCACCATCCTCTATGATACCGAGGACGAAGACTTTCTCGCGTTTAAGGAGGCTTATTTCTCCAATACGCCTCTCTCGCTTTTTATCACGGACGGCGACACCACGGCACATGGCCTTGACGCCGACTTCTCAGTTACGGGCTTTACTGTGGATCAGCCGCTGGAGGAAGCCGTCACCGTCAAGGTCACGGCGAAGCCCACCGCGTCCGACAGAGCGCCGATCTGGGTGTGAGGTGGACGATGAAATCTTTTACCGACAACAAGGGTCGTGCATGGGAAATTGTGGTAACCGTGGCGACCGTCAAACGTGTCCGTGCTCTGTGCAAGGTCGACCTCAACTCCATTGTGGAGCTCGACAAGAACAATCGCCCCTCTGCCGAGCTCCTCGAACGACTTTCCTCCGACCCCGTCCTTCTCGTCGATGTCCTTTTCGCCGTGTGCAAGCCTCAGGCTGACAAGCTCGGCATTACGGATGAGGACTTCGGGGAGTCTATGGCGGGCGACGCCATCGAGCATGCGACCACGGCTCTTCTGGAGGAAGTCATCGATTTTTTCCCGGAGGCGAAGCGGCTCGTGATGCGGAAGATTCTGTCGGCCAGCCGCAAGTTCAGCGAAGCTGCTCGGAAGAAACTGGAGGCCGAGTTGAACGGAGAGTTCGAGAGCCGGGTGGTCTCCGAGCTGGATCGGTTGACCGGCTCATCTGGGACTGTGCCGGAATCTGCGGAGTAGACCCGAACGGATTCACTCTCCGCGAGCTCGTCCGCATGACGGAAGCCCGCGGCAGATTCGAATGGGGGCAGACAGCCAGTCTGATGGCTCTGATCGCCAATGTTCTTCGTGATCCGAAGAAAAGCAGGACCGTGAAGCCGAGCGACTTCAATCCGTACAACATAAAACAGAAAACGAAAGCGCCAGTCAGCATCCTGCGGGACATCTGGTGTCAGGAGACCAAGAATGAGCACGGCAACGGGCGAAGTAAAAGCGGGACGCGCATACGTCGAAATCCTGCTCGACCAGACGAAACTTGAACGGGGGCTGAAGCAGGCCCAGCAGAAGATAAAGAGCTTCGGGTCGGCTCTGACGGGCATCGGAAAGAACATGCTCGCCGTCTCCGGGGTTCTGGCTGCTCCGATGGCGTTCGCCACGAAGACGTTTGCCGACTTCGATGATGCCATGCGCATGGTCAAGGCCGTATCGGGTGCGACCGAGGGAGAGTTCAAAAGACTGACCGATGCTGCCGAGAAACTCGGACGCGAAACGTCCTACACGGCGAAAGAGGTGGCCGAGGGCATGACCGCTATGGGGCGCATGGGGCTGAAGCCGGACGAGATTCTCTCTGCTGTTCCCGCCGTCTTGAGCCTTGCCCGTGCTACCGGAACCGAGCTCGGAGCAGCCGCCGAGATCGCCTCCAACAACATGCGTGTGTTCGGCCTTGACACCTCGAAGATGGCGAATGTCGCGGATATCCTGACCGCGACAGCCAATGGATCGGCACAGACGCTGACCGACTTGGCTGAGGGACTGAAGATGGCGGGACCGCAGGCTGCGGCCGCGAACGACAACATCGTGAACGTCTCCGGCGCTCTTGGCGTCCTGGCGAACATGGGCATTAAGGGGAGCTTGGCTGGCACAGCCCTGCGGAAATCCTACTCGCAGTTTGCGAAGACGAAGGTGCAGGACAAGCTCAAAGCCATTGGGGTCGCCACCACGGACGCAAACGGAAATCTGAGGTCGATGCCGGACATCATCGCCGACATCGCGAAATACATGAACAAGCTCCCGACAGCCCAACGCTTGGGTTTTGCCGAGGAAATCTTCGATCTGCGCGGCTCGCTTGCCGGGCTCCAGCTCGGCGGAAACGTTCAGCGGCTCGATGAGTTCATTTCGAGGCTGAAGAACGTCGGCGGGGTTGCCGACCAGACGGCGGCGGAAATGGATGCCGGAATCGGCGGGGCTTTCCGAATCATGATGAGCGCGATTGAGGGATGCCAGATTGCCATCGGACGGGTCATCGGCGAGGCTCTCAATCCTTATGTAAAACGGCTATCTTCCACGCTGAATGTGGTCGCCGAATGGATCGCGGCACATAAGGAAGTGGTCATCATGGCTGTCAAGGTCGTTGCCGGGATTGCTGCGGTCGGCGTCGGCATGATTGCCGCC